CAGCAGGATGATCGTGGCAAGTGTCTCGGCGAACGTCATGGCAGCAGCCCCTGCCGCGTGCCGTTGCGGTCGATGGTGAGCGTCTGCCGCCGGTAGCGCGGATCCACGGACAGGTGCACCCACGAGCGGTACTCGTAGATGATCTGATCCCACCGCAGACCCCACTGGTGGCCGATGGCCCTGGCGACGTCCAACGGCGCGCCGTAGCCTGGGCAGGTGAAGTCAGCCGCCAGGCCGAGCAGGTGCGCCGAGGTGGGCGAGCCGCCGACCAGGCGGTTGATCTCGGGAGACCGATAGCCGGAGGTGATGATGATCGGGTGGCCGAGGAAGTTGCGCACGCCCTGCAGGGTGCTGGCGAGTACTCGCAGGTTGTCGAGGGCATCGGCGTCGGGGGTGTTGTCCAGGCCACGGCGCGCGCCTTCCTGACTGACCAAGAACTCCTCGAGGGTGAAATTGGGCGCAAGCTTCATCGCGGTACTCCCTGGGTTAGTTGCACCGTCTCGACGCCCTCGGTGACGAGCAGGGTGCGCAGGATGTCGATGGAGGGGGACGGCGTGTCCAGGTACAACCGCACGGCCTGGACGGTGTCAACGGCGGCCAGGATCTCGCGCGCGTCGTGGTCGCCGATGCGCACCAAGCCGAACGAGGCGATGTCATCGGGGTCGAGCTGCGCGATCTCGCGCAGACGGGCGAGGACGCCGGGAGTGATTACGGGCCGGGCTCGGTGGATGGATCTCCGCCCATCTTCTTTTCTAGGAAGCGCTCGATCTTGAACACGGCGCGCGAGCCCATGTGCCCCGAAATCGCGATGGCGCAGGCGGCAATCAGTCGATCGATTCCGGCGCTTTCGCACAGCCAGAAGGTGAGGAGGCCTGCGAAGCTCGAGGTGGCGATCTCGCCGACGAACTCGGTCAGCCGGAAGGGTGTCGTCCTGGCGTCTCGGAGTTTCCTCGAGAAGTTGACGATGCCGCCAAAAGCACTGAGGCACAGCACCCAGATATACGTCAGCACGCCGTAGTCGAATGGCGATCGCGCCTCGGCCGCCCGGGCCGGCGTCACCAGAACCACGATGGCCAGCAGCACGACGACACATACCACCACGAACAACGCGATCCACGGCATGGGCGCCTCCTAGTCCTGCAACACGGTGGTGATTTCGCCGACCGTGGCCTGCACCACGACCGACGACACGAAGGTCCCATTGCCCGATCCGGGCGAGTTCTTGTAGTACAGCTGGAGCAGATCGCCGCCGGCGACGGTCACGTCGTCGCTCTTGGCTTCATTGATCACCGACGTGGTGGACTTCTCCACGCCGGCCGGGGAGCCGTTGATGTACAGCTGCGCATAGCCCGTGGTGCCGGAGAACGTGCGCATGTTCCAGGACACGCGCACCGTGCCCGACTTGGGCATCACGAATTCCTTGACCTTCACGTACGTGCTGGACGCGCTGTTGCGTTCTGTGGCCGCTTGGGCCAGCGTCACGGTGGTGCCGGCGGCATACTGGCCGATGCCGTTGATCAGGCCCACGACGGTCAGCGCCGATCCGCTCCAGGTTAAGCGGTTGCCGCTGGGGTCACCCATGGAGAACTTGTAGGTGCCGCTGTCGTCACCGATCCAGAAGCCGGTCCCGGTGTTGTACGCCGTCTGGCCGCCGCGCATGTTGCCGCTGCTGCTGACCTGAACGCTGCCGGTGACCAGGCCGCCGGCGATGGCGAAGTTACTGCCGTCCCACTTGATGTGGGCGCCGCTCGGATCGCCCATGTGGAACTTGTAGGCGCCGCTTGCGTACCCCATCCAGATACCGGTGCCGGTGAGGTACGCGGTCGCACCCAGCGCGATCGAGCCGCTCGAGTTGACCGTCATCGCGCCGGCCACGATGCCGCCGACCACGGTAAAGTTGCTGCCGTCCCACTTGATGTGTTGGCCGCTTGGGTTGCCCAGGTGCATCTTGTAGGCGCCGCCGTCGTACCCGAGCCAATACCCAGCGCCGGAGAGATACCCAGAAGCCCCGCCCGCCAGGAATCCAGTGAAGTCGTGCGTGATCTCGTTGCCCGGGTCGGCCCCGGCCGTACCGCTCACGCCGCCCGTGGCACTGCTGGGGTACCAGGCGCTGACGTTGCCGCTGGTGTCGACGTGGCGCACCCAGTAGTACCGGACCGCACCGGCGGGAAACCCGGAACGCTGCAACTGCGTGCCGGTGACCGTGGCGACCTGTGTGGCGCCGGAACGGTCGTTCGTCGAGGCTTCCCATACCTCGGTTTCGCGGTAGTCGGCGTCGAGACACGCCGTCCACGAGATCTGCAGGGCGTTCGGCAGCTGGGTGATCCCGATGGCGCTGGGGGCCGTAGGTGCGGCCGTCTTGCCCACCACCGTGTGGGCGTTCGGCACCCATTCGGAGCGCCGCATCGGTGCGGCCAGCGTCCGCACTCGCACCTGGTACAACTCGCCGTCGATCACCGGCGCGATGTAATACTGCAGGCCGTCGCGTGGCAGCGTGGCGCTGTTGTACGTGCTTTCCGCGTCCCGTTTCCATTGCAGCTCGTACCCGGTGGCGTTCGTTTCCGCCGCGGCCGGCCAGGTCACCCGCATTCGCGAGACGATGGTGCCATCTCCGGCCAGCAGCAGCTCGGACGTGCCCGAGGAGATCGTCATGGATGCCGGCGCCACCACCGTGAGCTGCGACGGCAGTTCCGGCGTGACGTTGATTGGCGGGTCGACGCCGTCGGTGGCATCCCAGTCGTAGTGGGCGGCCGACTCCTCCTCGAGCTCCAGGTCAATGCCCAGCCCACCGTCCTCGCCGGTCAATTTCCACGCCAGCACGCGATACGTCGCGGACGACAGCCCGAGCTGCTCGATCGTGACCGACACCGTATCCGCCGCCACGATCGGCAATGCGGAGATCTTGCACGGCATCGACAGCCGCTTGGCGCGGGACTTCTGCAAGGAGATCTTGGCCAGGCGCTGCGCTCGAAATGCGTTCGTCACCCAGGGCTGGTCGACGGCTCGTTCGATCACCTGGTTGTCGTCCTGCGCCACGAAGGACGCATCGGCGACCGGAGGGAAGTCGGTCACCACCCAGCCGCGCGCGGGCTCCACATAGCTGCCACGAACCTGGTTCGTGAGTTCCGATCGAGGGATCCTATTTCGAAACGTGACCGGCCCGCGCAGATGGTCTGCCGTGAGGGCGAACGACGTGGCCACGTAGGCGCCGCCGGTCATGCGCCATTGCCCGCCCGTCCAGACCAGCGAGCCGGCCATCGCCCGCAGCATGTCCTCGAGGACGTCCTTCGGGATCATGTCTCGGGTGTAGGTGCCCGTGCCCGTGTACCGGCGCTGCTCGATGTTGTGGAAACGCACCAAGGCCCCGGACGTCGTGAACGTGACCGGCGTCCCTTCGATCGCGTTCTGGTACGAGGAGGCGAGCTGGAACGTCGACGGCCCGCGGCGGATGATGTAGTACGTCCCGTTTCCGGTGAGGGACGCGGGCACGGAGGTTGTCGCCCGAAGCGTGATCTTGTCACCGGTCTGGATCCTGGACTCCACCTGCGTGGTGGTATAGCCGCTGTCCACCGTGGTGAAAGTATCCAGCGCCGGATCGGCGGTGACATACAGCACCGTGCTCGTCGACAGCGGGACCCATTCGTCACACAGATCGGCCGCCGCGATCACCGCCGCATCGCTGACTTCGGACGTCTCGCATTCGAGCCCCGCCTCCGACAGCAGCACGTCCCGCATGATCAGCGCCAAGTTCTGCGTGTAGACGGTGCTGGTTGAGCGCGGGTCGTAACACAGCGCGCCGCGCACCAGGACTCTGACCTGGGGAATGCCGCCCGGAAACTTGTCCTGATCCCACTTGAGCCTCGCGTACACCGCGGCGATGCCAGTGCCTTTGTGATTGCTCGTCCAGGTACCGCCGGACTCGCTGACCAGATCCGCGAACGCACTCTGCGGATCGGTTCCCGTCGCGAACTGGAAGCGAGCCAGGCCTGAGAAGTCGCCGCTGGTGACGTTGCCGCTGCCGTCGAGCGTGCCCACCTTCACGTCGTCCAGCCAGATGTCGCCGAAGGAGTGCACACGATGACCGGCCAGCGCAATCACCATGTGCAGGTATTCCTTATCCGTGCCGGTCACCTGGGCGTAGACCATCGGCCCGGAGACCACGGCCTCGCCGTAGATGACGCGCATAGGCGCCACCGCCGAACGGATCGTCACCTTGCGGTCGGCCACATCTTCCATCGCCCGCTTGCGAGCCTCTCGCATGGACCAGGCCTGCAGCCCATAGCTGACGGCGAAGGTCGACATGAACGCGGCCACCGGCTGGCCACCGGGGACGAACCAGGCGACCGCCGCGGCCAACGCTGCCGCCAGCCCGGGCCCTTTCAGCGACTGGGATTCAACGCTGGATGCCACGTCACCACCCGAAGATGTTGCCGATCACGTCGCCCACCTTGCGAGCGAGATTCACCGTGGGCTTGGTGATGCCGAAGGGCGCGCCGAGGATCTTGCCCAGCGTCGTGTTCAGGGCCCGGTCCAGCGTTCTGTTGAACACCTTGAGCGGGTCAGGAGCCACCGGGCCCTTATACACACCCCAGACGATTGTCTTGTCCTGCAACTCTTCGACGAAC